TGCAGACTACGCCCCCTCATATCACATGGAAGGTACTACAATGGCTCAGGTTGCCATTTTTAAACAAATATTCGATAAAGTGCGAAATAATTTAAACTATCACTGGTTTTATTCTGAACTAAAACGTCACAATGTCTCACATTACATTTACTATTTAGCCACAGAGAATATTCATCTTGTTCTTGAAAACGATAATACGGTTTTAATAAAAGGACAGGGTAAGGTTGTAAATGTAAGATTTTCAAAAAATAAATGCCTTATAGAAGCCACCTTAAAAGGATTCAAATCAGGAGAGTTATCATTTTACGAATACAGGAAAAATCTTGCTACAGCAGGGGTTTTCAGATGGATTACAAATATCCACGAAAACAAAAGGTATTACTATACCTTTGATAATTCATTACTCTTTACTGAGAACATTCAGAACACTACACAAATATTTCCGCACTAAATCATAACGTCCGGTTTCTTCCGTGCCAGAACCGGACTCGCTGGCATGATGAAATATGTGTACCCGGTAACCCCGGTGTGCATCGTTTTTGATTATTCCCGCACACTCGCGCAGAAGGAGTTCCCCGTCGGGCTACGGTCTCTGTTAATACGGGAACACGGCGACGATACAGCGCATGATGTGTCAGGCTTGAATACCTTTATCCTTTAAAAGGGATATCAGTTAAGTTATCCCGTGTAGGGTATAAGCCATTATCAAGCCCACCCGTAGATAGGCTTTGTAATGGCTACTTCGCTTTTGCTTCCGCTCGCTTACGCCGGCGCTCTTCTTTCCTCTCGGCTTTTGCCATGTCCATGAATGCCTGCATGATCGAGTTCCGCATCATGTAGCTAACAAAGTGATGATTGACACAGCCGTTGAGGCGCAGCTGCTCGCCAAACTCATCCACCGAGGCCAATGCTTCCATCATGCCCTTCTCGCCTTTCATGAACTCTGAGAAGTCGCGCCCCGCTCTGGAGGCGCATTCAATAACACGATCACTCATCCCGGAAGCCCGGGGATCGTAATCTGCAGCTGGTTAGCCAGGGAGTTAATCTCAGCGACCAACACTGGCTTCGTATAGCGCCATGCTGCCAGCCCTTGTCCGCAGAAGCTCGCCATGTCTTTCTTCTGGTCAAACTCATGACATTTCATGTTGAGCTGCGCACTTAAGCTGTTGCGATGCTGAAGTTCTCCGGTGAAGTAGTCATCGAGGACTTTATAGGCCGCGTACTTGAACCCGGGGTTTAACCAAGCCGCATAATCGTAAGCAACAAACTTCCCGCCATATGTTCCACCGTGTACACCGCGCTCAGTAAAAACCACAGATTCGTGGTTTTTCTCCAGCTCGGCTAAGAACTCTTTGGTCTGCTTGTTTCGCAGGTAGTGGTAAGGCGATTCAGATTCACTTTTACCACTGGCTTTCCACATATCAGTGAGGCAGATCATGCCATCTTCACCGATACGAATTGGTTGATTGAAGAGGGTTAATGATTTCATAGCGTGTACCTACTCTTTGAAATGAACCTTTGCCGCACAGGAAACCAGCCCACCGAGGCTCGCCAGCACTAACTGGTATCCTCAAAGGCCCATTCCAAAGGGGCAGGTTCGGTGTAAAAAACATGCGTTGCGGTACGCATTTATTGCAAAAAGCCCCGCATCGCGAGGCTCATTAAATGGACTTTGTGATTTGCAAAAAAATTAATTCAGGCATTGCGTCCTGATGTATTCCTGCAGGTAGTTAACCTGCGCGGTTATCTTGTCGATTCCACTTCGGAGACGGTAATAATTGAGTTCAGCATCTGCTGTAAGTCCTGGGCTTTCTCCATCGCCCATGCCGCTGGCTCCGGTCGTTGACTTTGCACAGGTGGCGGCGACTTGCAGGCGCTTACGCCCAGCAGAAACATCAGCACGGAGACTTTCGATAGTCGCGTTAGCATCAGCAAGCTCCTTTGTATATCTGGCATCGAGTTCTGCTACGTCACGTTGACGCTTCTGCATGTCAGCGATGATGTACGTGGCTTTATCGCGCTGTTCTTTATAGGTAATGGCGTTATCACGGTAATGATTAACAGCCCATGACAGACAGACGATGATGCAGATAACCAGAGCGGAGATAATCGCGGTTAACCTGCTCATTGCTGCCCCCACAAACAGACTTCACGCTCAATCTCACGGCGAGTCATCAGCCCTTTCCATTGCTTACCGCCAGCGTATGTCCAGCGACGTAGCTGGTCACATGCGCCTTTGATATCGCCCTGGTTGATTTTGCGAAGAAGCGTCGATGTTCTGAAATTGCCAGCACCCACGTTGTAGACGAACGAGTAAAGAGCGCCGCGCGTTGTTTCCGGTATATCGACTTTGATGTACGGGTTAATTTGTCTGGCGACAGTGGCAAGGTCTTTATTCAGGAGGGCTTTGCACTCTGCTTCGGTATACGTTTTACCGGGAATGATGTCTTTTCCTGTATGCCCGTAACATACAGTCCATACACCAACTATGTCTTTGTAAGGATTATGTCTCACACCTTCCAGACCATCGTTACCACTTGGGCCAGTGATTAACACAGATGCTATAGCAATAGCCCCGCCACCAATAGCAGCAGCAACAGCTTTTCGTAATGATGGAGGCATTATCCACCTCTCGCAGCCTTGCGCTTATCTTCTTTAATCTTGAAATAAAGGTTTGTCAGGTACGTCAGCAGGCCAAATACCAGGCTACCCAGCACTCCAATTGCCGCCCACTGTGAGGGCGTGACTTTATCTAGCAGCTGTAAAAACCAGTATCCGGCACTACCTGCTGAGGTGCCATAGGCGACACCCGTTGTTAACTTATCCATGGATTTCATAACCCCACCTCGCAGACAAAGCGGGTGTAAATTAAGGGGATACTACGTATCGCAATAAAGGCAGAAACGTAACAGATTCGGAGTCAGTGAATAACTCAGGTATTGGGTTATCAGCTAATATCGAGACTCAAAAAATGGAAAAACCCGCTCGACGGCGGGTTTAAGCTGTGTGACGAAGTAACCACTCTTAACAGCATAACCAATTTTTTACGTACGTAAACTACTAAATGATATTTGTGAGAATGCCACCGAGTGTTCAAAACACCACCACAAATACATAAGAAAACTTCAACAAATAACCAATGAATAATTTCCGATGTTATTTTTAGTTTGTTTAAATTAAGCTAAAGAATTATAGATCTCTTATAAATAAGTGCCATTAATATAAATTAGCTAATAGATTTATTTTCGTTCAAACAAGAGCCATGAATAGGATTAGATAGAAAAGGTTTAGATAAAAATAGAGATCTACTTCACAAATTAAATGAGAAACTAAAACTTACATCTTGAAATAATCGCATTGATTAGATGAATATTTATCGCGCAGTGACATCATTTTTTAATAATAGTTCAAAAAAAAGGGCGTACAATGAAAAAATTAACAGTGGCAATTTCTGCTGTAGCTGCATCAGTACTGATGGCGATGTCTGCTCAGGCAGCTGAAATTTATAATAAAGACAGTAACAAGCTGGATCTATACGGGAAAGTTAATGCCAAGCACTACTTCTCCTCTAATGATGCAGATGATGGTGATACTACTTATGCCCGTCTTGGCTTCAAAGGTGAAACCCAAATCAACGATCAACTGACTGGTTTCGGTCAGTGGGAATATGAATTCAAAGGCAACCGTGCTGAATCTCAAGGTTCTTCCAAAGACAAAACCCGTCTTGCATTTGCAGGCCTGAAATTTGGTGATTACGGCTCAATCGATTACGGCCGTAACTACGGTGTAGCATACGACATCGGTGCGTGGACTGACGTCCTGCCAGAATTCGGTGGTGATACCTGGACCCAAACAGATGTGTTCATGACTGGTCGCACTACTGGTGTTGCAACTTATCGTAACAACGACTTCTTTGGTCTGGTCGATGGCCTGAACTTTGCTGCTCAGTATCAGGGTAAAAATGACCGCACTGACGTAACTGAAGCCAATGGTGATGGTTTCGGTTTCTCCACTACTTATGAGTATGAAGGATTCGGCGTGGGTGCAACCTATGCTAAATCAGATCGCACTGACGGTCAGGTCGCCTATGGTAAGAGCAAATTCAATGCCTCCGGCAAAAATGCGGAAGTATGGGCTGCAGGCCTGAAATATGATGCGAACAATATCTATCTGGCTACCACATATTCTGAAACTCAGAATATGACCGTTTTTGGTAATAACCATATTGCAAACAAAGCACAAAACTTTGAAGCAGTAGCACAATATCAGTTTGACTTCGGTCTGCGTCCATCTGTTGCTTACCTTCAGTCAAAAGGTAAAGACCTTGGTGTTCATGGTGACCGAGACTTAGTCAAGTATGTCGATGTCGGTGCTACTTACTACTTTAATAAAAACATGTCCACTTTTGTTGATTACAAAATCAACTTAATTGACGATAGTAAGTTTACCAAAACAGCTGGTATTGATACCGACGACATCGTCGCTGTAGGTCTGGTTTATCAGTTCTAATCTGACTTACGAAAAAGATATGTTGCGGGAGGCTTTGCCTCCGCAACATATAAGTGGAGCCCTCAAGCCACTTCCTTTAGAAGCACTACCTTGCTTCTTACTATATAAACCTTCTGTTATATATTACCCTTTATTTTGGGGGCGTTTCCACGCCCCATTTTTAATAACTTTTAGTAAACAATTGCATATCAATTAGAATTATTAGCAACGATATCCATATCTAACCGGATATCTAATGCCATTAACATCCCTTCAATTATGCCCTCAGCCTTCTGTAACCTTTTCCCGATATAACCATCCGAGCAGCAATGCTTACTTGCCAGTGACATGAATGTCATACCACATACATAATAATCTACTAATAAATCGTGTAAATCGCTGTTGTTCTTTTTCAGACGGGCCATGCACCCGCAAATGATCATCGCGTCATCGTCACAACATTGCGGGCGAGATTTTACTTTTGAAGGAATTAATCCCTTAAAACCGGCGGCAATGGACGACCAGGTCACATCTTCATGATTATTAGCCGCCCACGCTCCCCAACGTTCAAGAACCATCTGAATATCACGCATTAACTTTCTCCACAAAATCAGGCCAGCACACCAATCGCCAGTGCGCGATCGATAAAACGAAATATCAGCTCCAGCTGGGAGCCATACTTCTCTTCAAATGCCATGGTATCCGCATGCAGCTCGTCGTGATGCTTTCTGCACAAAGGCAACACAAAAAGGTCATGCGCTTTTGTACCCATTCCCCCCTGACCGTGGCCTATCAGGTGGTGGGGATCATCAGCAGGTTTTCCACAACATGCGCACGGCTGCGTCTTAACCCAGCGCGTGTACTTTTCATTAACCCAGCGGTGACGTTTTGGGCGTAACATAAAAGACTCCGGCGACTCCGGATCCACTTTCAGCGCCAGCACCTTTTTCGCCTTATCCTGGATGATGCTGGTGGCAGGAACCGAAGGCACAAGGTCACTTTCCCGGGTAACAGACGGCACAACAGGCTTCGGTAATCTCAGTGCCTTACGGGCTGCACTTTCCGGTAAGGCATCCGCCAGATCATTACGAATCAGCCACCAGCACAGTTCCGGCATTGTCACAACATGACTGTCATCAAAACCGAGATCCCGACGCACAACAGACAACACCCAGCGGGCACAGTTATCCGTTGCCATTGATTCCAGCCGTTCCGTGAACTGATCGCGCAGCTGGTTATCGCAGTGCCAGCACAGACGGATTGCGCCCGGAGCGTGTCGCATTGTTGTCATGTTCTCGCTGTGCCAGTCGGAATGAGGCCACTGGCAGCCTTTTTCACGAAGTAACCAGCTTTCAAGACATTCCACGCCACCAGCACGACGGATCACTGCCTCATTGCGGAACACGGCCCGAACGGCAGGATCATCCGCCAGCGGTTGTGATGCCGCCGGAACGGCACCACTGGCGAAAGATGAATAACGTTCCGGCTCAGGCTCCAGCAGGACACGCCCCTGCATAAACAAGGGCATCAGCTCTGAACCTGGTCTGAACAATACGATCCCCATACGCGGGGCAATTTCAGGGGTCAGTAGTGCTCTCACGGTCACCTCAATGAACGGTATCGAGCAGCTTTAACAGCTCAGGGAATCGGGATTCGAAGAAATGCGGCTGCGTCTCGCGCGGATTTGCAGGACTGGTGATGTTCTTGCCGAACATGCAGCCTTTCGCGGTCAGCGACCAGAATTTTTTGATGTTGTTAATCGCGGTACGGCTGTATCGTTCGCGTTGTTCAACGATCCCCAGCTTCGCCATCTGGTGATATGCCTGATTAGCCGTCAGGCGGATACCATACTGCTTCAGCAGTGCACTCAGCGACAGCGTAGGGCGGCTTGAACCATCTGGCGCATCAGCAGGTGCATCAATGGCATAGATCGGCATAAGTTCAGGAAGACCAGCTACCTTTGATAATTTCTGGTATGCACCAAGTTTCGAGGAGTTTGACAGATTTAGAGTCTTTGCTGCTGATTCAAGCAGAATGACCCCGGATTTAATTTTGTCGGATGTGGTTTCTTCTGGTGATGAATTATGAAGCGCATCAAAAGTACGTATCACTTTTAAGCTGAATGCCGGGCTGATCCACATTGCATATGCATAGACCAGCTCTTTACAGACATACGTCCCACCATTGCGCCCCTGAATGGTGATGACAGGAATACTACGGGAATCTCCCGTAGTTTCTTCTTCCAATAATTCCACAAGAGCCTTCGTTTCAGGACGACGCATAAACTCGTGAACTTCCAGCGAACGGGAGGAGCGATTCTCACCAGCGGCAAGAAGAGCTGCTTTCTGAAGGTCGTTAAGACAGTAGTTAGATTCGAAGTACTGGCGCACAGAAACGCCATCAATTACAAGCAACTGATTCATTGGTTTCTCCACAAATTTTTATCCACGAGCGGGACTGCACTCCCTTTTCGTTGATGCAGGATGAACTTACTGCGATTTTTAATAGTTATCAAGGATACACTGTTCATAAATACAGTATCTTTAACGAGGTAATACCCAAATTTAGGGTGTTGCTCAATTCCGTTACCGAGTTGCTAATTTGCAACTCGCTTTTTCGTACTTACTGATAGTGATCTCGACCTTCCCCTCCGGGATAACCGGTCCCCACTCCACCAGCATTCTTTTCACCTGACTGTCGTCTTCCCACACACCCGCGTGGGTCAGGGCGTCAAACAGCGCCTTGTTATAGTTGTCCAGATCGCGGATCCGGTTATCCGGAGGAAACAACACGATCTCCACTGAAGCAGGTGCCGACGTTGGTTTCGGCAGACGACGTAACTGCTCAACTATTGCTGCACACGCCGCGCTCTGGAATTTTCGCCCCGCCGCGCTTATCAGGCTCTTACCAGCAAACGCCCCTTTGTTGGGGTGTCGCCAGTACGTGTTCACGCTGGGCGGAAAAGGTAGGATCAGCTTCATACTTTCAGGCCCCTCTCATGTAACCAGTGGGCTGCACGCAGCCTGGCGTTTTCCTCACCGGCAAGCAGTGAGCGGATAATCCCGACCGCCTCGCTGTCGTCGTCCTTCACCACGGTATGAAGCGTGATCCCCCGAGCCACACCACGCTTTATCGTGATGACGCCTTTTTTCTCCAGTGCGCGAAGATGCTCCACCGCTGCATTCACTGAACGGTATCCCAGCATGGTTGCCACCTCCTGATTGGTTGGCGGGAAGCCACGTTCTTTCTGATAAGAAATCAGCATATCCAGCACCTGCTGCCGGCATTGAGTTAACGTCGTCATGCCGCCATCTCCCTGACCAGTTTTTCCGCCTGCTGGCGAACCTGCGCCAGAAACGCCTCACCACATGCCTCAAGTTCATCGCGCCCGATGTAGCTGATTGCCGGTCCCTTCCAGGTCTTGTCGAAAACAGCAATAGCACCAGCGAAGAAAGCGCCTGTCGGCACCTGCTTCTCATCTTTCGGGATAAACCAGGCAGGCAGTTCAAAACCAATACGCCCGCGAATAAAAGCAATATGATCTGCATCTTCCGGCCACCACACTTCGCTGGTGGCAGCTTTGATCAGGAAAACATAGCGCCCACCTTTATCACGCATGGCACTGGCATGCTTCATGATGTAACGCATGCCTGTGATGTATTGCCCCTCATGCTGACTGGCGCGGCTGTATGGGGGATTACCAAAGGCAGCACCTTTAAGCTCCGCAAGACGTTCTGACCAGTCATGCGCCAGCGCGTTGTCTTCCGCCGTGTAATACGCAGCACATTTGGTGTTATCACCGTCAGTGAACAGATCCAGAACAAACGGGCCAAACAGGGTGTTAATTCCCCAGAAAATGTTGTCCGGCGTGCGCCACTGATCGCCCACTTCCTTCAGTTCATGGGCTGGTTTGTTCCGCAGTTCCACCAGCGCCTGGCAATATTTATTACTCATTAAGCCCCCACGTAATTCCCTGACAGATACCACTCTTCACCCGATGCAGCGCGCTTGCTGCTTTTCCGTAAACACCGCTCACGACGCGCCAGAAAATTGTTTCGTTCTGGTTGGGAGTGGCTTTCACGGAATGCCGCCATCCACACGGTTGCAGCACGACGGTATAAGCCCCTGGACTCCAGTTCTTCAGCCTGGCGGGTCAGGCACAAAATTACCCGTGGATCGTTAGTGCCGACATAGAAATTGCGCGCAGGTCTGGTTTCACGAACTGGTTGTGGTTCCGGCTCCTGCGCTCTCTCAGTCAGGCGCGGGAAATGTCTGCGTGTATCCCCTTCACAACGGTGAGCCACACGCCCACTCTGACGTAACTTGCTTGCTGACTGCAGAACGCGCTGCCGTGAGTAGCCTGCAAAAGCATCCGCAATGTCTCCGGAAGTACACCCCGGATGGGCTTCAATGAATTTCTGAACTTCATTCAAAAGACTCATGATTACCCCCTGAATCCTGCCGGGATCTGGCTGTAGTCCACGTTGTCGTAACTGGCTTTGAAGTACGCGTCTTCGCGTTTTTCGGTGTACGTGCTTACGGACGGCGATAAGCGCAGGGAAAGCTCATCCCATTTTTCCCGCAGCTTCGACGGGCTGAGCACGTTACGGCACCAGAACGGATCGCGGCTGACGCGGCTGTACATCTCGCAGATTTGTTTGTGAGTACGACCATCCTGCACACACATCAGGCGAATTTCGTTTGCCCAGGCTGTCCAGTTCGGTTCTTTGGGACGAACCACCTCGCCGTCACATTCGGCAGCCTGCTCGTACAGGGCGATGATTTTTTTCCAGAGCCACTGTGCGCAGGTCAAATCATCCTGCGTCCCCCACTGGCGCTTTTTAGGGCTGAATACAACCGCATCAGGATGGCGAGTTAAAAAATCCTGTTCAGCCGTCTGCGTGTCCGGTTGCGAAGCGTCCGGACGAGAAGGTTTTTTATCTGACGGATCATGTTTTGATTTTACTGACGGATCCCCGCCAGATTCTGACGGGTGAAAACCCGCTTTTTTGCCAGATTTCGACGCATCAAATTTTGACGGGTCAGATTTTGATGCGTCAGATTTTGACGGGTCAGAATCTGACAGTTGAGAAAATGCCGCAGCCTGAAGCTTCGCAACGTTAAGCTGATAAACATTCGACGCATTGCGGTTACCCTGGCGACGCGCCTTACGCGTTAACCAGCCTTCTGCTTCCAGCCGTGCGATAGCCGTTCTGACTGTACTCATCCCCGCGCCAATCTGGCGGGCAATGGTTTCAATCGATGGCCAGCACACACCTTCGTCATTACTGAAATCAGCCAGGCGGGCCATAATTGCCACGCTGGATAATTTCATGCCTGACGCTGCGCAACCATCCCATACATAGCCGGTTAATTTAGTGCTCATGACCGACCTCTATTTCCCTGAATTTACGACGAAACTGTTCGAGCGGACTGAAGCACTCATGCTCATAGCCTTCGCGGAGGTAGATAACCCGTTGTGTTTCCGGTTCCCAACGAATGACTCTGACGGGCACTCCGTAGTGATCTTTGAACCAGCGGTTAACTTGTCGCAAAGGACTGTCTCCTTCTGCCGGTTGAAATCCCCCACAGCCCACTCTGCAAAGCTGTGGGTTACAATTTCCCTGTCACCTGGTACATTCACTGCATAGCAATATTCCACCTTCGCTTTTCCACCCGGTACAGGAAGCGCAATCAGTTGCGAGCGACGGTAGTGTGTTGTTAAACTGTTCATGCGTTAGTTTCTCCACAACCAGAAGCAATCGACGCCACGACGCCCGGAGCTGCACACTCGCGGGCGTCATTACTTTCTGAAATGCAAAAAATTTTGTAGACAAGTGCTGCATGCTCCTGCAGCTTCGAAATTGAGAGATACAGCTCGTCGTTAATTGCTGTCTTCTCATGCGGTTCCACTACACCGTCTTCGATTGCTGAACGAATCTGTTTTGAATAACTGCCGATCTGTTCAATGACTTCCAGCAGACGCTGGTTAATATCGGCGTTGTCCACATCCTCGACGTCAGGAAGAGACACAAAGACGCCATTTGCAGACTGCGCCACAGCATCAGCAATGAAATGAGTGCCACCAGCACGCTGTAAAACCATTGCCCATCCCAGCGGGAAAATCTGATCGCCATCTGCACGAAGGCGGTTGAATAAAGCGTTTTCTGTTACATCGAGCCAGTCAGCCGCTTCAGCGTAACCACTCGGCAACGCCGCGATAGTTTTTCTGACAGCTTTCACGTACCACTCAGGCTGTTTTTCTATTTTCCAGTGATGCTTACCCACGATTAGCCTCATCGTTCTGTGGTTAAAAATTGAAAGTGTTCTGCTAATCTTTCGGATAGATATCCGGTCTTAAGTCAGATTTCGTAATTGCACCTGACGTGCATTGCTCAAGTTTTTTAGCCAGCACAAAACTGGCTTTTTTATAGCCATTGAAAACCAGCCGTAAGTAGCCAGGTGTTGAGCCAACTTTTCCGGCCAACTCGCCCTGCTGTTCTTTGGTTAAAGAGTCCCAATACGCTTTCATACAATATGTACCTCCGGTATACATATTACATGATTGAAATGAACCTTAAAGATACTTGTACCTTAACGGTACAAGGGTTTTAATTTCGTTATGAAAACAATCCATGACATCCGGCGGTCTAACGCCAGAAAACTGAGAGATGGTGTTGGCGGGAATTCTTCCTTTGCCACTATGATTGATCGCGAGCCAACCCAGACCAGCAGGTTTATGGGAGATGGTGCTACTAAAAATATCGGTGACAGCATGGCACGACACATCGAAAAATGTTTCGACCTGCCTGTCGGATGGCTCGATCAAGAACACCAGACAACGAACATCACAAAAAAACCTGATGTTTCAATCACTAATAAACAAATCACATTAGTCCCTGTCATATCATGGGTACAGGCCGGAGCATGGAAAGAAGTTGGATATTCTGAGGTTGATTTGAGCACAGCAGAAACGTATCCCTGCCCTGTACCCTGTGGGGAAATGACTTATATCTTGCGGGTGATAGGTGATTCAATGATTGATGAGTACCGCCCGGGAGACATGATTTTTGTCGATCCTGAAGTACCTGCCTGCCACGGTGACGACGTTATTGCATTGATGCACGATACAGGTGAAACCACCTTCAAAAGGTTGATAGAAGATGGGACACAGCGTTATCTCAAAGCGTTAAACCCAAACTGGCCTGAGCCTTACATTAAGATCAACGGTAATTGCTCTATAATTGGAACTGTGATTTTCTCAGGAAAACCAAGAAGATACAAAATCAAAGCCTAATCAATGTTTATGAACCTGCTTCGGCAGGTTTTTTTATACTTGACAATGTACCTTTGGGATACATAATGTACCCAAGAGAAACAACAAACAGGCAGGACGCCCACGAAGTAGCCGCCTGGAGCATATGAAGTCTAGGATGATTCATTAGCAACAAAAAAGCGCCCTACAGGACGCTTAGCTCTTTAACAATCTGGATATCCACAACAGTAGCAATCTACAGATTGCCGTTAAGTTTTCTGGACAACTCCTCAATGGATGGAGGCGATACGTAATCCGGATTTTTATTCATCAGAAACTTATTTTCACAGTGGAGGCACCTGCTTTTATGAAAAAGCTCATCTTCGCTAACCGGGAATGGTTGAAGTATCGATACTATCTTTTGTCCAAAACATTTTGGGCAAAGATGCATGGTTATGCTGCCACCGTTCACGATTACCTCCTTCGAGTATACAAAAGTACCCGACTCAAGTTGGTTAAGGATATAGCCTTCCGTCTGAGCCTCAAAGTTTTCGAATTCTGCAATTTTAGCTTTGAGAGAAGCATTTATTTCTTGATAAGAGCCCACCAGTTTGAACCGCCCCGGGAATCCTGGAGACTAA